CGGCGAGCTTGTCGAGACCCGCGTCGCTCTCAACACCTCGTGGGAGCAACGCACAAACGCCGATTACCAAATCCCTTCGACGGAAACGGAGCCAATCGCCCCCGACCTCTCGCTGCGCGACCTGCTTCCTTCCAACGCGACAGCGCCAGAGCGATCCCTTTCTCTCGCCACCGCCCGCCTCGGCTCAATCGACACCCCCATCCGCTCACTCTGGAATCCCGACACCTGCCCGGAGGAGCTCCTGCCATGGTTAGCCTGGGCGACATCCGTCGACGAGTGGGATGCCAACTGGACGACCGCAACCAAGCGAAATGTCATCAAGAACTCTGCCGAGATTCACCGCAAAAAAGGCACCGTCGCCGCTGTCAAAACACTCCTCGACTCATTCGGCATCGCGCTGCAACTCAGCGAGTGGTGGCAGACCACGCCAAAAGGCACCCCCCACACTTTCGGCATCGCCCTCGGCTGGCTCCAAACCCCCGCCGAAGTGCAGGACTCGATCAGCAAAGCAGTCTCTGCCGTCAAACCCGTGCGCAGTTCGTTCACCCTATCAGCCCTCGAATCCTTCGTCGGCAGCGTGAACATCGTCGGCATCTGCCGCCCCGCCACATTCAACCGCCTCGATTGCGCAGCCACCTACTAACCCATCATGGCCCTTCAATTCATCATCACCGACGCAGGCCGCGCCGCCATCGCCCAAGTTGGCGGGGCCATCGGCCCTGTAACACTCACAAAAATCGCCATCGGCAGCGCAGGCTACACGCCCACAGCCAGCCGCACATCGCTTCAAACAGAGATCAAACGGTTCGATCCAAGCGGAAGCAGCGTGCCAGTGCCGGGAACGATCCACATGACCGCGCAGGACGATTCCGCAGACTCCTACTCGGTCAAAGAAATCGGCCTTTACACAAACAACAATGTCCTGTTCGCCATCTGCTCGCAACCAGGCGTGATCCTCACCAAAGGGAGCACGGCATCGGCACTCTTCGCACTGGATTTTGTGATGACCAATGTGCCAGCGGGAACGGTTGTCGTCGGAGACGCAGGATTTTCCTACGCACAAGCCAACGAAACCCGTCTCGGCGTGCTTGCCATCGCTACCACAGCGGAGGCGCAGGCAGGAACAATAGACACCAAAATCATCACGCCGCTCAAGCTGGCGCAGGTCACCGCCACAGAATCCCGCCGTGGCGTCATCGCGCTGGCAACAACAGCCGAGGCGCAAGCTCTCGCGCCCGACGCAACCAAGGCGCTCACCGTTGCCCGGCTCGTGGATCGAACGGCGACAACTGGTCGCGCTGGGGTGGTCGCGCTGGCAAGCAACGCCGAAACCCAGACAGGAACGGACGCAAACAAAGCGGTCACTCCTGCATCATTGGCTAGTCGCACGGCCACAGACGCACGGGCAGGAATCGTGGAGTTAGCAACAAACGCCGAGACGCAGGCGGGAACAATTACAACTCTGGCCGTGACACCCGCTGGCCTCGCAAGTCGCATAGCAAGCACTGGACAAGCTGGGCTTGTAGCGCTCGCAACAATCGATCAAACGCAAACTGGAACGGACACCGGGCGCGCAGTGACCCCCGCAGGCCTCGCCAGTCGCACCGCCACAGACACACGCGCTGGCATTGTGGAGCTGGCGACAAATGTTGAAACCCAGACAGGAACGGACACAGCCCGTGCAGTCACTCCTGCCGGCCTCGCCAGCGCAGCCGCTCTCTTTGTCCCTCCCGGCGCAGTCCTGCCATTTGCCATGAATGTCGTGCCATCGGGCTGGCTCGCTGCAAATGGCGCGGCGGTTTCAAGGGCATTATACCCCGCACTTTTTGCCGCCATCGGCACGCTCTACGGAGTCGGAGACGGCAGCACAACCTTCAATGTGCCAGACCTGCGCGGATACTTCGTGCGTGGCAGTGGGACAAATGCGGACGGCACGGCAGCGGGAACGTTTGGAACGAAGCAGGCGGACGATTTTAAGAGTCACAAACACCCTGCAACAAACTCGTCCGATGGCGAGCATAAGCATACTTACAACTCCCACTCCGCAACCTTTAATTTGCAGGGCGGAAGCTCTGGCGGCGCTGTGCAGAACATTATGCGTAACCCTGACTCAAACGGGCAAACTAGCACCGTTGGAAACCACAGCCACACAATTACCATGACAGAAACAGGCGGCACCGAAACCCGCCCCAAAAACATCGCCCTCCTCTACTGCATCAAATTCTAAGGAAGTCCCCGCAGAAGACACCGCAACACGATCCCCGCACACTCTCACCCGCAACCGCAAACCACTAAATCACCATGTCAAATTTTCTCCACGGCGTCGAAGTCCAAGAAATCACAGGCGGGCCGCGCCCGATCAAAACCGTTTCCTCAAGCGTCATCGGCCTCGTAGGCACAGGCGCGACACACGTTGATTTCCCGCTGAATACGCCCGTCCTCGTCACCTCGCCCACGGGAGTCTCAACCAAGCTCGGCGCGACCAGCTACCTCGGCAAGGCCATTGAGGCCATCTACGCACAGACCGGCGCGGTTGTCGTCGTCGTTCGCGTTGCAGCGGCAGCGGATGTCGCTGGCAGCTCCAGTCTGCTCACAGGCGTCCACGCCCTGCGCAAAGCGCAGGCAGAACTCAATGTCACGCCTCGCCTCATCGTTGCTGAAGGCGCTTACGAAACGACCACGATTGACGATGTAAAACTCGTCGCCTCCGCTCTCCGTGCGGTTGCCATCGCTGGACTCGTTTCAAGCGTTGCCGCAATCGACACCGCCACCGAAGCCTCCGCATGGGTCACAGCAAACGGCAACGACCGCATCTATGGCATCTGGCCAGCCGTCAACGGCGGCGGAGACCCCGCGCCATATGTGGCAGGCGTCATGGCTCGCATCGATAACGAGCGTGGCTTTTGGTGGTCACCCTCCAACAACGAAGTTTCCGGCATCGAGAAGATCGACAAAGCCGTTGATTTCGTCCTCGGTGACACCTCCTCGCTGGCCAATGTGCTCAACCTCGGCAATGTCGCCACCTTCATCCGCAGCGGTGGCTTCCGCCTCTGGGGCAACCAGACCGGATCGACCGATGCAAAATACCAATTCGTCAATGTTCGCCGCACAGCCGACCTCATTTTCGACAGCCTGCAACGCGCCCACCTCTGGGCAGTGGATCGCCTCATCTCGAAAACATACCTCGAAGATGTCACCGAGTCCGTCAACGCCTACCTCGCGAGCCTCAAAAACCAAGGCGCAATCCTCGGCGGCAAATGCTGGGCAGACCCAGATTTAAACACCCCGGCAAACATCCAACTCGGAAAGGTGTTTTTCAACTTCGACTTCACACCGCCTTACCCAGCCGAGCACATCACTTTCCGAGGCGAACTGACCAACGAATACCTCAAAGAAATCCTCAACTAAAAAAAGACCATGGCAACCGCATCGAACATCCTCAAAAACTTCAACCTCTACGTTGACGGGCGCGGCTTCGCAGGCGTCGTCGACGAGCTGCAACTTCCGACCCTCGGCCTCGTAGTCGAAGATTTCCGCGCTGGCGGAATGGACGCAAGCGTGGCCGTGGAAATGGGCCAGGAGAAACTGGAAGCCTCCTTCGTGCTCTCAGGCTACGAGGAAAATGTCCTCAACCTCTGGGGCATGGGACAAGGCCAGACCGTGCCACTCGTGGCCCGTGGCGCTCTCGAAAGCCTCGACGGCTCAGTGACGCCCGTGGTCGTTTACATGAACGGCACAATCCGCACGATGGAACCCGGCGCGTGGAAGGCTGGCGAGAAATCAACCATCAGTTTCACGATGGACCTTCGCAGCTACAAATACACCCAAGCAGGCCGGACCATCAACGACATCGATGTTCCAAACATGGTTCGCATCGTGAACGGCACAGACCGCCTCGCAGCCCAGCGCAACGCCATCGGCATCTAATCCAGCGCAAAAATGGCGAGCAAAAAATCCACCGTCGAAATCGAACTCGATTTCCCGATCAAAATTGAAGGCATCGAATGCCGGCGCCTCACCCTCCGCAGGCCGAAGGTTGGCGACATGCTGGCGGCTGAAGAAGGAAGCAAAGGACAGAGTGAACAAGAGACAGAGATTCTCGCCTTCGCCAACCTCTGCATGGTGACTCCGGTCGAAATCCGCGACCTCGACCTCGGCGATTACAAGAAGCTGCAGAAAGCCTTTTCCGGTTTTTTAGGCTGACGCGGGAGGACGCCATGCGCGGCACTCTCGCACTGGCCAGTCACACCGGATGGAGCCTCGCAGAGATCAGCGCAATGACCGCCGAGGAGCTTGTGGACTGGTGCGGGAAACTTCCTAAATAATCATGGCCACCGAGAAAAAATTCAAAGCGACAATCGAGATCGGCGGGGCCGTTGCTGGCTCGCTGAAATCGTCGTTTGCCGCCGTAACGGGAAACACCAAGATTCTCGGATCGGCGCTCTCTAAGCTGACCTCCCAGCAAAAGAAGCTCGAAAGTTTCAACTCATCACAACTGCGAATCGGCGAGACGCAAAAAAAGCTGATGCAGGCGATGAAAGCTGGTGACACCTCCGGCGTGGAGCGCCTTCGCAAATCGCTCGATACGCAACGCCAATCGCTCGCAAAACTTGGCGAGGAACTCAAGAAGGCCAAGATCAACACAAATGACCTGTCCGGCGAAATGGAACGCCTCGGCAGGAAGGCGGACGCGACCAAAAAAGTCATGGACTCATGGGGCAAGATCAAACCCATCGGCGACAACTTTCAGACCGTCCTCAAGCGCACCGCAGGCGGATTCGTCGCCATCGGCGCAGCAGCCGCAGGAGCCAGTGCCGCCGTGTGGAAACTCGGAACGGGCTTTGGTAACTTCGCCGACTCCGCAGCCGAAGGAGCGGCAACACTCGGCACTGATGCAAACTTCCTCCTCTCCGTGCGCTACGCCGCGAGCCAAGTCGGAGCCTCCGCCGAAATGGCCGACAAGGCGCTTTCAGAAATGAACATCCGCCTTGTGGATGCTGGCGAGGACGGCAACAAGACCGGCGAGGCACTCAGCGAGCTTGGTCTAAACATCGGCAAGCTCCAAAAGATGGACCCCGCCTCGCAGTTTGCCACCATCTCGCAGGCGTTCAGCAAATACACTGGCAGCGTAAACAAAGCCAAAATCGCCACAGACATCTTCGGCAAGGCAGGGCGCAAAATCCCGAACCTCCTAAACCTCGGCAAGGAAGGACTGCAAGGATACGCGCAAGCCGCGCAAGATGCCGGATACCTCCTCAGCGATTCCGACATGCTCATGGGCGATGCGTTCGATGAGGCAATGGGCCAATTCAACCTCGCCCTGCAAGGCTCACAAAACATCATCGGGCGCGAACTCCTGCCCGTCCTGACCGAGCTGATGACATCGCTTGGTTCATTCATCCGCGAAAACGCCCCAAACATCAAAGCCGTGGCGCAAGAGTTTGGCGGCTGGCTCAAAACCAACGGCCCCATCATCGGCACACAGATCCGCGACATGGCAAAGAGCCTGGTCGAAATGGGCAAGGCCGCTTGGCCATTTATCGAGTCGGTGGGCGGCGTCAAAACCGTGCTAATAGGAATAGGAACGATTGCCTTCGCACCAGCAATCGCCGCAGTTGTCTCGCTTGGTGCATCCATCGTCACGGCCCTGATTTCAGTCGTTTCCCTCACAACCGGACTCTGGGGCATGGCCGCAGCCGCAGCAGGCGGAAGCGCAGCACTCCTGCCAATCATCGGCACGGTTGCCGTTGTCGCCGCTGGCGTGGTCGCCCTCGGCTTTGCGGTCAAGCATGTCTCTGACAACTGGGACACATGGGCATGGGCGCTAAACGAGGCATGGACAGCCACCACAGGCTTCATTTCAAACATGGGCAGCGCAATCGGTGAATGGGTCAACAATACCACCATGGCCATCGCGGACATGGGAACGAGCATCTACAACTCAATCGCAGGAGCCTTCGACCGGCTCACAGGCAAAATCGGTGCGTGGTTCTCCTGGGTTCGTGAAAAATTCGTTGGCCTCGGAAGCTCGATCAAAGGCGTCTTCACCGGCGGCGACGGCCCCGCACCGATTGACGGCGCACGCGCATCTGGTGGACCCGTGTCCGCTGGCAAAAACTACCTCGTCGGAGAGCGAGGCCCCGAAATCTTCTCGCCCTCCTCATCCGGGTCGATCATCCCCAACCACCGCGCAGGCGGGAGCGTGCGAAATGACAACCGCACGATCAACATCACCATCAACGCCAGCCCCGGCATGAACGAGCGCACGCTTGCCGACCTCGTTCTCGCCCGCCTCGATGGACGCCAAGCCGCCCTTGCTGGTGGCGCACTCTACGACTAACCATGGCCAACGACACCATGCTCGCCCTTGGCGCTTTCCGGTTCTCGATTTCGACTGCCGCATATCAGCAGTTGGAACGGCAAAGCTCCTACAAATGGGAAGAAGTCGAACGATTCGGACAAGCCCCGTTGATGCAATACTGCGGATACGACTCCGAAACCATCAGCCTGCAAGGAACGATCCTCCCCGAATACAAAGGCGGACTTGGCCAGATGTCGCAAATGCGCGTGCAAGCCTCCCTCGGAATCGCCCTGCCGCTCGTCACAGGAACGGGAAACTATTACGGCCTCTGGGTCGTCGAATCGATCAACGAGGCGCAGGAGGTTTTCTGGAGCAACGGAACGCCCCGCAAAATCGATTTTCAGATCAATTTGAAAAAATACGCCGAGGTAACGCTGAAGATCGGACCATTCAATGTCTCTGCCTCCGGGCTTTTAGGATCACTGCAATGAATGTCTACAAAACAAAGCAGGGTGACATGCTCGATGAGATTTGCCACCGGCATTACGGCAGCACCTACGGCCAACAGGTCGAAACCGTGCTCGAGGTCAACCGCTCTCTCCGCCTGGCTGAACAAGGCCCCTACCTCCCCGCTGGCATCCACATCGTCCTGCCCATCATCGAAGCGCCAAAAGCAAAAGAAACGGTCAGCCTTTTTTCGTAAGGGATGAAGCCAGATTTCCGCATCACCGGCACAGGCGGCGACCTCACGAAAACCTACGCCCAACGCCTCGCCTCGCTCACGATCACCGACAACTCGACCGAACAGGCCGACACGGTTTCCATCGAACTCTCCAATCACGACGCGAAGCTCCCGATTCCCTCCGAAGGCGAAATCCTGAGCATCGCCATAGGCTACGAGGGAAACACGGTGGACAAAGGCCAGTTCGTCATCGATCAGATCAGCCTTTCCGGGTTCCCCGAACGCATGAGCCTTTCAGGCAAAGCAGCCCCCTTCGCATCGGCGGGTGGATTCACGCCATTCCAAAGCCGAAAAACTCGCTCGTTCGATGACATCACCCTCGGTGCGCTCGTCACCAACATCGCCGCCGAGTGTGGTCTCATTCCCGGCATCGCTCCGCAATACTACACGGTGACGATTCCACACCTGGACCAAACGAACGAGTCGAACATGAACCTCCTCACGCGCCTCGCCCGCGATTACGAGGCGCTCATGAAACCCACCTTTGGCCGTCTCCTCTTCCTGCCGCGATCCACCGGCGCGAGCATCACCGGCGCAGCCCTACCCGGCCCGACGATCACCAAAAGGGAAGTAGCCAGCTACAGCGCCCAATTCAGCCAGCGCACCAAATACGGCAGCGCGACAACCCGCTGGCACGATCCCGAAACGGGCGAAACCAATGCATTCAAGCTCGACGGCGAAGGAAGCGGGGCCGACTACGAAGCCCCGAACCTCTACCCCGACGAAACCGCCGCCAAAAACGCCGCCAAATCCTTCCTCAGATCCAGCGAGCGAGGCAGCGAATCGATAACGCTCTCCATGAGCGGACGCCCGGACATAATAGCCGAGGGCTTGATAACCCTCTCAGGATTCCCCGACGCAATGAACAAAAGCTGGACGATAAAGACCGTGACTCACTCTCTCAGCCCATCCGGATTCACGACCAGCGTCCAAGCCGAAATCAAAGACCTGACACGGAGACCCTCATAAACACTCATTCTGCGGACGCCCGCAGAACCCCTTAAACACTACATCTGCGGGCTTCACAGAAAAATAATTCCAAACGCACCCGCTGAGCCAGTATTCATGCGGCTCTGCGGGCCACTCTGTTTTTGTTTTTGTGTCAACAATTATTTTTCAAGTCCCGTAAAATTATTTTTATTTTTTTTGAAAATAATTGTTGACGAGAAATCAAGATCGTGAGATAGTCATTCCAGATCGAAGCCACCACGGCGACGACGAAAACAAAAAAACCAACCAAACCAAGAAACGAAAATCAAAATATGAAAACCTACATCCTCCTAACCGGAGAGGGCTACGCCACAATTCAATTTACTCCAGACAATTGGCATACAACTCAATCCCTCGATGACCCCTCTCTTTACACATTTGAGGCCGATTCTTTGGAAGCAGCCATCGAAAGCTTCGGCGAATTTTTGGGCGGGATTAGTTACAGGCTGGGAGGCCGCGACTTCTTTCAAGACAAAAAAAACAATACTTTCACCGTGCTTGACCTTGCCAAAGAAATAGCACGAGAGGCTGAAGGAGAGGCAATCGGTTCGGAGGCTGAAGCTGACGAACCAGTAATCGCAACAATCGACCAAACACGCGCTGAATCCCTTAATTTTTATGTCCCGCCCATTTGCCAGGGACAAATGGTCGAGTATGCATACGCAGTTGATGGAGATAGAGCCGACCGAGGGTATAACGACTACATCATCCGACGCCGTCGCGAACACGGAGAGCCGGATATTTATGAGCGATTCATCGACCCCGAGCACGAAAAAGAAGGGCGGAATCTAGATTTTTGGGACCTTGAACCAGATTTAGGGGATTTAACAGACGAATGGACCGCATCTAGTTAGCCAAAAAACCAACCAAACCAACGCATAAAATGAAAATCACAATCCGCCACGACCAGAGCAGCATTGACCCATCCGCAACCTACAACGAGGAGCAATTCGTCCAGGTGAAAGAATCACTCGAACGCGAATACAGAAAAGCTATCCTCGCCGAATATCCTGACGCAGAGATTGAGTTTGAGGAATCGACAGATACTAAATCAATCGTTGTAAAAACCAGCGGCCTCGATGACCCCAGCGAGATTGAGGACAACATCCAGCGCATCACCGATAGCGTTTTCGAAACAGGTCTTTTTTGGCTATGAGCAAACCCAACACCCACGGCGGCCCGCGCAAAGGCGCGGGCCGCCCGCAAGGCAAGAAATCCGCCAACGCCAAAGGCCGAACCGCCGTCACGCGATCCGTGTCAATGCAGCCCGAATCGTGGGCCCAGCTCGACCGGCTGCGCACGATGAGCCGAGGCAAGTTCATCGAGTCGATGCTTCCAGCCGGGGAAGGCGGTAAACAATACGAGGTTGTTTGCGATATCCAAAAAAGCCAAATCCATTTAATGGAGCTGACTGGCAAGAGGTAATCTGCGTCATTTTTCCAATTGTCCAAAACCATTGACATTTTCACTGGGGAGTAAGTTGGAGTCAAAACCTACCTTTTTGGCCTTTTTCTCTCTACTGAACGGGCCTCAAAAATCCAAAAAGTGTCAATCGTTGACATTTTCATTAGGAGCAAAGGTAGGTTCGAATCCCACCTCCTCCGCCATTTTTGACTCTATTTTACTGATTATAACGACGGCTTCAGGAGTAGACTGGGAGCGGGTTTGCCGGGGTTTTTCTATTTTTTACCAAATCTTCCGAATTTGATAAAATGTCAATGGGTGTCAATGTAGTGACATGGCCAATCTAAAAACTCTTATTCCGAGGTTTGACCGCAAGCTGGCGCGGTGGGTGATTGATGTCCCTAAGGCGATGAATAACGGGAAGCGGCGGCGGATGTTTTTTCAGGATCAATCGGACGCAAACAAGGCTCATGCGGAGCTTGTTTTTTCTTTGGCGCATACGGGGGCTATTCCGTCCAAGGCAGAAGCAGGGGAGACGACGGCGCATTATATCGCTGCGTTCCTCGCCAAGAAGTCGGTGGAGGTGGAGCAGGTCACGCTGCGCCAGCTAAAATGGGGCTTGCTGAAACTCTCAGAGGCGCATGGGACAAAGAAGCCCGAAGACCTCGATGCAGAGGAGATGCGGCGATGGGTGGGCAAGTTGCCGCTCACGACTCGCGGGAGGTTCAATGTCTTTGCCGTGTGCCGAGATTTTTTCTCGTCACCCGCCATGAAGAAAATTGTGCGGGATAGTCCTTTTTCCGACGCTCCACCGAAGAAGGATAAAGGCGCACGCTTGCCGATCCTCACGGTTGACCAGATGCGGGCGCTCCTAGATCACGAGTGGCCTGATTGGTTCAAGGCGTGGCTTGTGGCCGGTGCGTTTGCGGGCCTTCGCACGCGAGAAATTTTTTCGATTCCTGCCTCGGCGATTGATTGGGAATATGAGGAGATCGTGATTCGCCACGAGGACGCCAAGCAGGGCGAGGCGGCACGACCTCGCAGTGCAAACATCTATGAGCCGCTCAAGCGCCACATGCCGCGCAGGGACGCAGACAAGGCGCTGGTGGATGGGTATTCGGTGAAAAAGTGGAAGCCGGTGATCCGCGAAGCCTGCCGAGTGATTGGGGTGAAGCCGAGCGCGTCGCCTTCCGGCGTGATGACGCTGAAGTGGCCTGACAATTGCCTGCGCCATTCTTTTGCAAGCTACCACCTGGCGCACTTCAAGGATGCGACTAAGACGGCGTTCCTCATGGGGACATCGGCGCGCCTGCTTTACGAAACATATGCAAACCTTGTTTCACGCCGCGATGCTGCCAAATGGTGGGAGCTTTGAAAAATCCGCGCAGCCAGCATTCATGCGGTTCTGCGGGCGGGGTGCGTTGTGCGGTGCTGGTTTTTCTAAAATGCGCGAAGCCAGCAGAGCGTCTGTTTAAGCGGTTGAAAATTTATTTCCGCCCGCTGCGCTTGTATCCATGCGGGTGTCAATAGTTTTATTCTGGCAGGTTAACACCCTATTGAAAATTTTTTGAGATTTGCTGTTGACGGTGTCAGACACCTTCAGTAATGTTCTCTTATGCCTGATAAAAGAGCAGCAAATAAAGTCCGAGTCACGGTGCCTATGGAGGACACCTTGCTGGCAAGGATCATGGAGTTCGCGAAGGAGCATGGCATTGACCGCGTCGCTGCCATGAAACTCATGTGCGACTCTTACATGAAAGAAAAGAAACAACCAAAAACCAAAAAACCACGATGACAAAAATCACCTTTCCAATTGAACGGGGCATGAGGGATCAACTGGCGGAGATCGCCAAAAACGAGCGTAGGTCGCTGGCTTTTATTATGCGAGAAGCCGCAACTATTTTTTTGGATAGGGTGTCAGACACCCCCGAGAAAAACACACCTAAAACCAAAGCAACCAAAAGAAAGGCAGCGTGATGAAAACAACTCCAGATTCAAAAAGCGCCTCGGCGCAGATCACCAAAGGAAGGGCTTCATATCGAGGCGCAGGACAACGACAGCCCGAAATCGTCACCGTGAATCGGATCGATGGCGACAGGGCGGACATAACACGATCCACGGGAGAGTGGATGCGCGTGGATCTGGATCGGCTCGCGCCGCTGGAATCAAACAGCGTCGTCGGATCGCAGCGCGGAGGCGACTTTGCCAAGCCCCTCTTCAAGACTCATGCCGATTTTCTCGATAGCGCCGGGATGGGAGTTGGTGCCCATCCCAAGATAACGAATGGCGGAGGCAATTTCTTTGAGCGCCTCCGCAATGGTGTCGGCGCTTTCTTTGTTGGAGTTGGCAAGGTTGTTCAGGGCGGTGACGAGGTTTTCGTTGCAGGTCATAGGGTGGGAGACATCACCACATATCGGCTCCCGTATCAACGAAAACAGAGGAGGGGGAGGATCACTGGATTTGATGGTGATGATGTTCGGCTTAGCACGGGCGATGAGGTGCCGCTCCAACTGACTCAAGCGGGGAGGACGGCGTGATGGACATGGATGAGGTGAAGCGGAAGCGGGAGGAACTATGGGGGCGCGTATTGCAAGAGGCGGAATGGGTCCGAGTGCAGGAGGAGCGTGTCCAAAAAGAGGCGCGGCCTGATGGAGCAGATTTTCTCCTCGAATACGAACTGAACAGGCTGGAAGTGGCGGTGCTGCGCCTGCGCTCGGCGCTCAACCTGGTGCGCCAACTCACGGCCAAGATTTGCAATGTGGAGAACAAGCAGGCCCTGCGCGAGGCGGCGGAGTGGCTGCGGGCGACCAACCCAGCCGCCCGCAAACGGAGAAAGGAGACGAGATGAAACCTGGCTATCTGAAACCAAAAGAGGCCGCTGAATACCTCAGCATCAGCAGGCCCACCCTCTACGCACTGAAAGGGCAGGGGGTCATTAAATTCTACAAACTCGGCGGATCGATCTTGGTCAAGGTCTCAGAACTCGACGCAGCTGTTGAGAAAGGGGTGCAAGAATGAACCCCCAAGAAAATTTGTGGATTTTGCAATCCGCGTGGGAGGCGATCAAGGCCCTCGGACCCGTGGCGATTCTGGCCGGAGTCACGCTCTGGCTAACAACATGGGGGGAGCGGACACGATGAGCGCCACCATCAATCGTCCTTCGGCCATGTCGTTAGCGACACAGAAAGACCATTGCGAACGGCTCTGTCTGCATGAAGTGCAAGTAGTGGCTTCTCGGGAGGAAGCGGAAGCTCTATCGGACCGCTTTCGCCCCAAACTAAGGGGACAAGCAAATACTCTTCCAGATAGCGGTCCAAGCGCCGACGAGCCGAATCGTAGTCTTTGTCATACACATAACAATCGGCCAAACCCTCTGGATAATCCGGCTTCTCTGTCTGCCGAACTCGAAGGTGGAAATACCAAAGATCGCTCATTCAATGATGCTGGCAAATTGGCTGAGGCTTGCAAGCCGGAAGGGAGAGCGAAATGAGCGCCACTCTCGCCATTTCCATCGCCGCGCTGACGCTCGGCTCGTGCATCGCCTCTTACATCCTTGGACGCGATTCGATGCGCCAAGAGATCAAGGACTTCCAAGAGCGGAGACGCCGATGGGAAGAGTTCGACGACGAGGACTAACCAATTTTCCACCCCGGAAATTCCCCGAGCGGCGCGGTGCGGCGGCGCGGCGAGGGCAAACACAACAACAGCCGCGATTTATTAGGCGAATAATATGAAACTGACAAAAAAAGGCGGCGGGGCCTTCAACCCGCATGACGAGGGGGCATTTCGCGCGGTGTGCGTGGATGTGACCCCATTGGTGAAGCAGACGAGTGGGAAATACGGCGATCGGGAGGTTTTCCGTCTTGTTTTTGAGACGGATGCCCCGGCGCGTGAGGATGGGAGTCGCCAATGCGTGTGGAGCCGAGGGTTTACTCCGAGCCTCAACGAGAAGGCGAATTTCCGCAAATTTTTACGCCAGTGGTTCGGGCGTGACCTGACAGCAGCTGAGGAAGCGGAGTTCGATACCGACGCGCTTCTGCTTGGCAGGGCGGGACAGGTGACGATCAGCCACGAGCTTTCTGACAACGGAGAAACGTATGCGACCATCGTGGCCTGCCTGCCTTACAGGGAAAACGATCCGCTCAAGCCCTCGGGCAAATTCACACGCAAAAAGGACCGTGAAGACAAGGGCGAGGAGGCCAGCTATCGCGGGGCAGCAAGCCCCACGGAGCCGGTGCGCGAAGCCGAAGCGGTTGACTCAACCCAAGCCGGTGATGACTGGGCAGCCGTGAAAGTGCATGTTGGCAAATTCGCAGGCGTGGAAGTGCGTGACCTTGATCCCGAGGCCATCGAGAAGCTGAACAAGAACTGGGTGCCGAACGCCGGAACGACTGCCGCCGATCAGCGGTTGGTCAAGGCGCTCAAGCGTGCCCAAAAGGAATTGGCAGCGGCCACAGCCGGGGAGGAATACTAATGGGTGCCGCAACCAAAGTGGAGATCCGCACCGCAGGGGGCGAGACGATTGACGCGACGGCGGCGTTCGCCGCGATGGATTACAATGTGGTGGAATTACAGTGTGTGACAGCGCTGGTCAATTCCCTCCTCGAAACTCACTGGGCTGGCATTCAACAGGCGGTGGCTGAGAGCGAGGATGCCACGGGCAGCGTGAGCTTGTCCGTCAAGCTCGACCACTCAGGCCCGTCTCGCATTGTGAAAACGAAGTTGAGCTATGCGGTGAAAACCTCAGACGAGGCCGAAGCCTATGTGCAAGACCCCGCTCAGAAGGAGTTCGATCTATGAGCGACACACTTGAAATCGTTGTCTCGGGCAGTCTTCCCAGCCCGCAGATCGAGTTGTCCGTGGCAGCTTTCAACGCCAGAACCTTGGCGTTGGAGGCGAGCGGGCGCATCAAGGCGATTGCCTCGGTGGCTGACCTGGACTCGGCAGCAACGGCTTTGACAAAGCTCAAGGCGCTGACCCGTTCGGTGGAGGATAGCCGCAAGGAGGTGAAGGCGTCCGTGCTCGAGGTTGGCCGGCGGATTGATGCGGTGGCGAAGGATTACCTCACGCCGCTGGAGTCGGAGGCCAAGCGACTCTCGGTGATTGTTGGCTCTTATCAAGAAGCCCAACGCCGGAAGGCGGAGAAGGAACGCGAAGAAGCGGCCCGTGCACAGGCAGATGCCATCGCGGAAATGAATGCCAAGCAGGCAAAAGCCGTCGCCCAAGGCAATGAGGAGGCAGCAGATGCCGCCCGTGCCGAGGCAGCGGATAAGATTGCCGCAAGCCAACTGGCTGCCATCAATGCCGAGGGGCCAAGACCGGAAGGCATCACGAGCCGGACGAGTTGGAAATTTGAGGTGGTGGACATCGCCGCTCTCTATGCCGCTCGCCCGGAACTCTGTGTCATCACCCCAAACAACGCTGCGATCCGTGCCGTGGTGAAGATGGGGGCAAAAATCCCCGGTCTTCGCGTTTGGCAGGAGGCAGCGGCCATCGTGCGGGTGGCCGGTCCGGTGAAGGTGGAGGAATACGATTACTGATATGCCAACCCTCGCCGAAATCCTCGCCAAGAAAGCGGCCAAAACCGCTGAGTCACAACCAGCAGCCACCGGCCTCAAGATCACGCCGGACAGCGAAAAGGGAGACCTCGCTGCCAGCATTAAGCAGGGACTCGACGCCTGCGCCCCAAAAGTCAAACCCCCGGCTCCACGCGAGCTGGGGGCATTGACCCTCGGGGAGCGCGTTCCGATGGATCAACCAAAGGAGGGAGCACCAGAAGCGGAGTGGGAGTGGTTCGACTCGCTTCACTCCTTCGAAAGCGACCTGGGGATCGTGATCGATCCGAACGGGCAACAAGCATGGATCGCGGTGCAGGCGTTCCAAAGCAAGCCGCCAATCCTACTGCACCGCCTGCCACTCCTGAACCGGAACCTCAACGAATCCGACCCGTTTTAAGCGATGATGACCCTGAACCCCACCGCATCGCGGGCGAACTCTGCGCAGCCGTCCGCATGGGATACCTCGACGGGCCAGACGACCCCGAGGCGCGTTTCCTCGCCAAGGCCATCCAACTCTTTCGGGGGCGAGTCAGTGAATACTGAGCCCTCGATAACCCTTTCGCCAGGACAAGCAACGGCGGTGGACCTCATTCAATCCGGTGAAAATGTGTTCCTTTCCGGTATGGCAGGGACGGGGAAATCCACCGCTCTCCTGCAATACATTGGGCAGGCATTCCGTCGGGTTGATGTCTGCGCGACCACGGGGATCGCTGCGCTGAACCTCCAAGACCAATTCCGCAAGAATGCCGGCGTGGGGATCGCAGCGCATACGATTTACCGCTGGGCAGGCATGGCGCTGGGGCCAGCACCCGGGCAAAAGTTCGAGGACTACTTGGCATTCCTTCAAAAGAAACCGATGCCGTTCTCACGCCATTCGGCATTTGCTCGGGTGAAGGCAGCCGAATGCCTTGTCATTGACGAGATTTCCATGTTGCCGGGGCGGATTATCGACTACCTCGATTTCCACTGCCGCGCAATCCGCAAGAGCGACCGGCCCTTTGGCGGCATCCAACTCGTGGCCGTGGGGGATTTCCTCCAACTCCCTCCGGTGGCCAAGGATGGGAAATACGACTGGGCCTTTGCCTCCGAGGCATGGCGCGGGGCGGGATTCCGTAATGCCTACCTCACGCAGATTCACCGCCAAAAGGAACCCCTCTTCACCGAGGCGCTGAACAACTTCCGCGAGGGGCGCATCTCCAAGGCGGTGGCGGATACGCTCTCGAGCAGGGTGAAGATGTTTGTCGATCGGCGCGTGGTGCGCCTGATGACTCACAACGCACAGGTGGACAAGTGGAATGCCTACCAGATCGGGGAGATCGAATCGCCCGAGGTGAGCTATGAAGCCGAATTCACCGGAGCCGAGCACGAGGCGGAATTCCTTGCCAAGAACTCGATCACGCCGACCTGCCTCACGATCAAACGCGGGGCGCGCGTCATGGCGACCTGCAACATGGAGGTGTCAGACGAAGAGGACAAAACCCAAAAGCAAACCGTGGTCAATGGCCTCTGCGGGACCGTGCAGGACATGGATCCGGAATCGGTGTGG